GATCCTTCAGGGTGTCCCGCTCGGTGCTGAGCTTCGAGACCTCGTCAGTCAACCCGGCAACCTTGGCGACCGTGTCCTCACCCTCGACGGCCGTCTCGGCCTTGGCGGAATCGTCATAGCCGCTGGCCTTCATGCAGTCAGCCGCTTTCTGGATGTGGTCATGGGCCTCGGCCAGCTTGCCCTTCGTCGCCGCGCTGAACTTCGCGCCCTTCTTTTCGACCGGGTCATCGCCCTTGGCTGAGTCGGCCAGGGCAACGACTTCGACAACTGGGGCAGGATCGGGCGGCGCCAGCGAGGCCAGCAGTTCGTTCGTCTCCTCTTCGGTCATGGCCTTGAGGATTTCCGCACCCGATGCCAGCCAGGCGCGCATCTGAGCCGGAAGCGGCGAATTGTCGCCCTCGTACTGCGCCTCGTAGCTCGCGTCCTGAGCCTGATAGCCCAGAGAGGCCAGCAACTCAGCAAACTGGGAGACGCCGTATAGGCCCTTTTTCACCGTGTCGCCGGGGGCCGTTTCAACCTTGACCGCCGTATCGGTGGCCGCTTCAACCGGGGCATCAGCCGCGGCGGTAGTCACTTCCGTTTCAACTTCCACGTCGTCTCCTTCGTCGCCGTCCAGCTTGACAACCTCTGTCACATCGCAGTCAGGATTCGCCCCGATGTCTACGAGCGAAACCTCCCGCAACTTCAACTTGTGAATGATCTTCCGGTCGTTGGCGTCACGCCCGCCCGGTGGGACATTGCCCTGAATCGAGAACATCTTCAGAACGCCGGTATCGACCTTGAGGACCGTGACCGGGTCAACGACATGCGCGGTGATGTGCGTGACGTCGTCATCGTCCACGTACATCTCAGTGGTGACCCCGGCGGCCTTCGTAACGTCGTGCATCTCGCGCACAGCCCGCCGCTTCGCCATGTAATCGGGGATGGCCCCGCGCAGACAGTCGCCAGTGAACGATTCCCCGTCAGAGTCTTTCGTCGGAGTGCTGGCGATGCCGGAAACCATACGGGTTCCGTCGCCCATGTCCTCAACTTTGGTGATCTGGCCGAACATCCGAGCCTTCGCCATGTGTCCTCTTTTTGTCACAACTTGTGGTTAAACAGACACAGTATAGAGCGGAAAAGGGCAAAGAAAACCCCGCCAGATTCAGCGGGGTAAGAAAAATCAGCATTCAGGAGACTCGCGTGTGGTGATTATATGAGCCGAATTGACTCAGAAACCGGGCGCTCGTGGCGCGAACGTCGAAATCCTACACCAGCGCCACGCTCTTCAGCGTCCCGCCGTCGTTGTAGTACAGCTTCACCGTGCCGTCGCTGGTGTTCTTCCAGACTTCGGACACCCCAGCGGGGATGTTGGCAACAGTGGGAGCGCCAGCCGCGCTCTTGGCGTTGACGATTTCCAGCCCGCTTTGCTCTGCCAGGCCGACAATCGCGGTCGGAATGACGTAGACGCCGTTCGTCGGCTTGTAATCGGTACCGTTGATGTGGATGCAGCCCGCCGCCGGGCCGAGCATGTTGGTCGTTGCAACCGCCATGGTTCCTCCGCTTGGGCTGGTGTAGCCCGGTTATTGGTCGCCTTCCGTGGCGGCGTCGATCTCCTCTTGGGTCATGACCTCGGCGGTTTCGGTGCATCGATCGTTCGGGTGTATTCCCTCTCCGGGGAAGTCCTCACCATCGAAGCACTCATCGAGCCCCACTACAGTACCGTTGAGGGCATCGCACTCGGGGCAGCAGTTCGCGTCCGCAATCCACCGTCTACCCTTCACGACGCCGCTTTCCGTCCACCCTTGGATGTTGCCCACGCGGTCTGCGATGTTGACCTCGGTTCGAGCAATCATGTCCACCCGGTAGTCACTGAAGCCGGTATAGTCCTGGATCGCCTCTGCCAGTTCATCGCTGGTGACGCCTGTCTTGAGCGCCGTTTCGACCAGTTCATTCAGCCCGTTGCGAGTGGTTTCGAGGATCTGTGTCACCAGATCTGCAGAGTGATCCTTTGCCCACGCGATGGCCTTCTCGTTGGCCTGGTTAAGCATGGCGTCCAGCATGGTGCTGAACTCTTCGCCGGTTGGGGCGCTCATAAGGTGAGCGACTTGGTCCAGGCCTTCGCTGGCGCCGTCGAGCGCCATAGCTTCAAGAACGTCGTCTATGTCGCCTTGCAGTTTCGACAGCGCCGCCAGATTGATGATGTTCTTGAACGGGTCGCTGTTGGTGGCCTTCGAGACCTTGCCCAGCACATCAGCGGAAATCTTGACGGCCGCTTTCTTCTGTGCGGCGAACGTCTTCCGCATGATGCCGGTGAGCGCCTTGCGGGCCTTAACTATGGCTGGCCGCTCACGGTCGATGGGCGTCAGGGTATCCGAACGCTTTTTTTTTTGAACCGCGCCAGCTTTGGCCGCGGGAGGCTGCTTGCCGGGTTTCTTTGCCGGGGGTGGCTGGGAGGCCGACTCGTCAACCGCCCCCGGTTTGCCGCCGGGCTGTTTTGCTCCCGGCAACGTCGGCGCCACAGGTGGAGGCGGCGGGGAGAGCTCGTCTTTCTGCTCATCCGACAGCGGGTCCATCCCGTAGCCTTTATCGCGCACTTCGTCAGGCGTCATCCACGGCTTGGAGCCGCCGCCCCCGAGTGCGATCTGATAGACCTGCGCTTTGACCAGCGGGTCTGTAATCTCTTCGTCCTGCCAGGCGAACTGTAGATCGCCCATGCCGTAGCAGCGGCGAAGAATGGAGTCCATGAGGCTCTTGAACCACAGTTTGCGCGGCTCGATGCCTTCCTCTTGCGCCGTCTCCTTGGCGGTCTGAGCCGTTGCCCGGTTGACCGCCTTGACGAGAGCCTGTGGGCTGATTGAGAAGCACCAGCAGATGATGCGCGCCAGCCACTCGTCAATCGGGTCATTCAGGCTCGGCTCTTTGGTGGCCTGGTACTTGGTGCCGTTCGGAACCCACTTGCCATGACGACGGGTAGCCGTCTGGCCGGTCATGACGATGTCCCATGAGTTCTGGAAGTCAATCACCTGGTCAGGGTTCATCCCCGGCGGCGCTTCGAGCAGCGCATCGGGAATCGTGCCGTCGGTGTAGAACTCCGTCTGGTGCAACAGCCGGCGAAGTGACAGGTTGACGATGTTGATGACCTGCTCAACCGGGCTCATGCCGTAGATGCGATTCGGGCGAAGGTTGTAAGCCCTGACGATCATCTCGTCTACGGTGTACTCGATAGCCGCCATGCCCTTGAGGGCTTGCCCGTAGGCTGGCAGCGGTGGCAGAGGGACGCGCCCACGGTCAGAGACGATGCGCTTGAGGGTGCCACCGTCAACGATCTCAGGCAGGAAGAGACCCTTGGTTGTCGGACGCAGATAGATGGCGGGCTGGTCGATGACGTAATGGTCCTCAAAGATCAGCCGTTGCCATGACAGGAAGTCGTTCACGCCGTCAGGCTCGGCCAGCAGGTCCATGGCGCGCTTGGCCTTGTCGCCGCCGTCTTTGCCATCCCGCCCCATGATCTGCCACTTCTGACCGGCCATCTTGTCTTTGCAGGTCTCGACAGCAAGCCGGATGAGGTCCAAGCCGCCCTGTGCAGGGTCAGCCATGCGGCGCAAGGTGGGAAAGTCGATGTTGCGTTCGCCCGCTTCGCCACGAGGGCGCGGGCTGGTGTTGACGGCAAACGGGTAATCGAACTGGCGACCGCGCACCGACTCAGGAGCTTGCGGCTCCATCGGTTGGCCCGGTGAAAACCAGCCGTTGTCAAGCTGTTGCCGGGTTTGGCCTGTAGCAGCGGCCAGCATGTCGAGTTCGATGGGGAGCAACTTCGCGCCCGCGCCGATAGCGCCGTGAGACAAGGGAGCAGCTTTAGGAGGCATTGGCCGTACCTTCATGTGGTAGGAATGTCCTCGCCAGCCGCTCCCAAGCTTGTTGCCGGGAAACGGGGAAGAGGTACTCTTTGCCGAGTTCAGCCGCGTAGCGGTCCAGACGCCGGGCGATGTCCTTGGGGATGTCTAGCTCTGGTTGTGTCTTTTCTGCCACAGACTGTACCTCATCTGCAACAGTTTAGCCCGTTTTTCCCTCTGCAACCATCTTCGCGGCGAGTTGAGTGTAATAATCTACGACCCCTTGACCCTCAAAACCGTGATGCAGGTAGTTCAGCGCCTGGGTGAAAGCGTCCACGTCGTCGTCATGGGCCATCTTCGGGAAGCCGTACATGTTGTCCAGGAAGTCGGCAACCCACGGCAAAGACGGGTCAACGAACACGTTGCCAGCCTCCCAAGTGGGCACGACGGCATGAGCGCGGCTCACCTTGTCGGTGTCAACCTTGATCGGCACGATGGGGATTGAGGACTCGAGCCGTAGCTCTTGCAAGAGACTCTGACCGCTGGCCTTGTCTTCGATCAGGAAGGCTTGCGGGCGCCACTGGGCATTGAGCGCCTTGACGCGCAGTTTGAGTTCGGGATACCCGGCCTTGTCCTTCCAGCGGTCCAGCAGGTCGTAGCCCTCAGCGCGTTCGCCCACAGCCAGCACAACCGAGAAGTCGTTCTCTTCCTTCTCTTTGAACGCCGTGTCACCCGACAGGATGATGCGCTTGTACTTCCAGACCGGCTGGCCTTTGTTATCGCGCTCTGCCATCTTGCGCTGTGTCTCAGCCAGGACGAACGTCCGAACGAAGCCTTTCAGGAAGATCAGGCCCGCGGCTGGTGTCGGGCGCTGCTGGTGCTGGCCAGCATAACCGGCAGAGCCGAGACGGCGCTTTTCTGACTCCAGAACCTTGAGCGGGAACCGGGCCGGAAAGAATAGCTCACCCTCGACCGTGCGCGGGTCAGTCCACCCGAGCGACGTTGGCCGGCAGTCGGGGTCTGTTGGCTTGGGATGCTCGTACTCCTCTCGGATGATGAGGACTTCCCACTCTTCCGGGTCAGTGGCCAGGATGTGGCCGGTCAAGTCCTCTTCGTGCAACCGCTGCTGGATGATGCAGCGGACGCCTGTAGACATGTTGGCCAGGCGGTTTGCGGCTGCATTGTCCCACCAGTTGATGATGGCGTCACGCGCTGGCTTCGAGTACGCCTCAGCCGCATCGTTCGGGTCATCGACGATGATGGCGTGAGAGCGGCTGCCGGTGATCTTGCTCCCGGCCGAGATTGCGCGCCGAAAGCCGGTGTTGCTGTTCTTGTAGTGGCCCTTGGCGTTCTGGTCACGGGTGAATGACCACTTGGGGGCGAACGCCCGCCGATACCATGCCGAATCGAGGATGTCCCGGCACTTGATGCTGTCACGGATGGCAACCTCACCGTTGCCGGATGCGAACACCCCGCGCCACGCTGGCCCCATGTCGTGACCCTCGCCGGGGTTCTGTAGCCAGATCCACGGCGGAAGGCACACCGACAAGATGGTCGACTTCATGGAACCGGGCGGAACATTGATGATGAGGTTCCGCATGACGCGACCGTCGCGAACGAGCCGGCCTTCTACGAGGGCTTGAACGTGATCGCAGATAACGTCCAGGTGCCAATTCCAGACCAGCGGCGTCGAGGGCTCGATGATCGGCCATGCCTGCCGAACGAACTCTGATAGGCGACGGCGCGCCATCTCCGCTTTGACCGCCTCGTAGGGGATGAGGTCCACGCCCTAAACCTCGTCAAGCCTGGTAGTCGGTTGCGGCGCACCAGCGGCATAGATCGCATCCAACGCCGCCAGTTGCTCGTCTGTGAGTTTGGACAGGTCAAGGGCTGGCGGCAGTGCGCCACCGTCAGGATTTGTCTGCGCCATCTTTTGCGGCGCATCCAGCCCAAGCAGCTTCGCACGGCGCTCCATCGCCTTCAGGATCACATCGGCGTTCTTCCAGCTTGCCCGCGTCGGCCAGTTCGCCATGATGATCGCATCCAGCCGCTCAAGCTCAAGCTCGCGAACGTGGGAGGCATCCTCTTTCAGCTTTTTGATGAGTTCGTCCAGACCGCCCATCACCAGCCGGTGAGCGTTCGTCTTCGGTATACCCATCGTCCGGCCAATCTCGGCATAGGACGCGCCCGCTTTGCGCAGTTCGAGCGCCCGCTGCTCCTTGTCCTTCCGGGTGACTCGGGTGCTGCTAGCTATTTGTGGCATCGTTCCGTCTCCTTGTGGCGTTCCACTTTCCCTATGCTCCGGACTTCCATCCCGTAGTCATTGACGCCTTCAGCAACCTGAGCATCGGGCCGAAGCCGTAGCAGGTTGTTCCGAAACGGCCTGTAATCGACATGATGGTGCCAGCGCCCGAACTTCCAGACGAGGCGCGAAACGTCCGGGTGCATGGCCACCAGCATCTGCGACTTGGGAAGCGTTCCCTCTTTGGCGTAGAACTCTTCCGTGTTGCCGCCCCTGACTTTCTGGGTCGCGAGTTTGTTTTGCAGGAAGGCGTTGAACTGGACCGTGGCCCACCCGTCTTTCAGCATTCGCAACGACAAGTCGGTGTCTTCGTTGTATCTGCCGCGCCAGCGGTAGGGCACATCGTTCCGGATGAGATTGCAAGAGTAAATGCGCGTGTTGGCGACAAAGGGCGGCATTTTGATCTTCCGAGGCGCAAACATCGCATAGTTGGGGCCAGCCATCGAGAGGTTCGAGTAGCGAAGACAGAAGTCTTCCATGCAGCGGAAGAGTGTGCCATCCCCGCACCGAATCTTCTGGTTTCGGTTCATCCTGTAGAAATAAGTGATGTTGTCATCCATCACCCAGTGCCAAGGGAAGCCGTTCTCGATGGAGTGATCCCACGCGAAGTTACGAGCCGCGCCAGGCCCTTTGCTCTTGCCGTCGCCCAACTCATCGAACGTGTCATAGTCGCGCTGGTACCGCTTATCCAGCACCAGAACCTTCGCCGGGTTGATGACCGCGGCGTAGAGGTCGCGTTCCTGCTCTTCCACGACGATGTAGTAGGGAACGCCCATTGCTTCCAGCGCCTTGCTGGTCAGCCGCGTGTCAGCGCGCCCCTTGCTCACGATGTAGATGGGGAAGCTAGGATTCATCGACGTATCTCTTATCTGCCGTCTTCAGAATCGAGGCTTCTGGAAACCAGATGAACCGCGTCTTTTCGGTGATCGACTGCCTTACAAGCATGGCGAAGCTGTTGACGGCGGCTTGGTCGGCAAAGTTGATCTTGATCGACCGAAATGCGTCGAGGTCATCCTGCTCGTACTCCGGCATTCCCTGCCAGTGCTCTTCCGGCACATTCTCTGTGGCTGCCAGATGATCGAGTAGCGATTGAAGTCCGGCGTCCTGAGTGCTCACGTCGGCCAGTAGAGCAGCCAGCGCCTCGCCGTCCCGCGTGGCCATCTCGGTAATCGGATCGAGCACGGCCAGGGCCAGCCGCTCTTCCGCTTCGGTCATCTCGACCCAGTCAACCGGGACGGTCGCCCCAGCGGTGATAGCTTCCTCGCATCGGGCGTGGCCGTCGATGACGTGCCCGGTGGTCCGGTTGACCAGCACCGCTTTGATCCAGCCGAGTTCGCCGATGGATCCGCGCAAGGCATCCCGTTGCGCGCTGGGGTGGCGCCGAAAGTTGAGTGGGTTGGCCAGTAATTGCGCTGGGTCTTCCTCTGTGTGGCATACAATCCGGTTGCGCCACTGTGTCGCATTTGCCACACTTTTACTCATTTGTTGCAAGTTTAGCGTGGGAAAGGACAGGAAAACCGGCGGCTAGATGCGCCAGTTGGGGTGTTTTCAGACAAAGCGCAGCTTCTCGCCCTGCCCCGCCTTTTGCGCTATGCGTACCCCTGCCGGGGTCGTCGCCCTGGGCCATCACCCCACGTTTTCGATGGGCGCTGAGTATTCCCAACGGGCCGGGCCGTTCAAAGCTGCGATAACGATTTGCGCGGGTTTAGTGTAGCCCAAAAAACTGCCCCGGTTCAGGGCCGGGGCGGTTCCAAGCAGGTACAGGTCAAAAAGGAATGTCGTCGTCGCTGATTTCCGGGTTGACGGTCGCCGGGTTGCTGTAGACCTCCCGGCCTCCCGAATAGCCGTGGTTGGCCGTCTGCTGCTCTTGTCTGCCGCCCTGCTCTTTCGTGCCCAGCATCGACAGTTCCCGGATGACAATCTCGGTCGTGTACCGCTTTTCGCCGTCCTTGTCCCATGAGCGCGTCTGGAGTTGGCCCTCGATGTAGAGCGGCGCGCCCTTTTTGACGTAATCGCGGATGATCTCGGCGGCGCGATTGAAGGCCACCAGCCGATGCCACTCGGTGACCTCTTTGGCCTCTGCGCCATCCTTCCCGCCTGTCTTGTAGCTGGTGGCCAGTGACAGGTGGGCGATGATTGCGCCGCTCTGGGTTGCTTTGACCTCTGGGTCTTTGCCGACGTGGCCCATCAGGGTGACCTTGTTTACACTTCGCATGGTTTCCTCTTTCTGGTTTTGGTGCGTTCAGAGTTGGTGCGCGTGGATCGCAAACACCTGGACGGGGTTGGGGCCGAAGTGAGGGTGCGTGATCGTTTGCCGCTCGAATCCGCAATAGGGGCGGATGATGACCGTTTCCGCTGTGCGCGGCTTGTAGGCGTCCCAGAAAATCACGCGATCGTAGTGCCGGCCGATGAGCCGCTTTTCCCAGTAGGGCTTTACGACGCGGTATTCGAACGCCTTGGTCCCTTCTTTGATCTGGCGGAAATAGCAGGTTTTCAGGTGTAAGACAAGATCGGTCATGCCGATGCCTCACCGCCGAAGTCGAACCCGCTCTGACCAGCGAGCTCTATCTCTGTCCGGTGTAGATTGCCGGAACGCTTGGGCCCGCCGTGGCGTTGGCGCTTGACCTCGCTAAGCCAGACTTTGTACGGCCACATGCGCCGCTCACCGAAGGGATAAGCGTCCGTGAGAGCCTTGCGGATTTCAGGCTCAGGCCTGCCGGCCGTCTCCTGAAGAACCCGGGCGATGATAGGCAAAGCTGTAGACCTCCAACTCATAACCCCTCCGGTTTCGTTCCCCGATAGCTTCCGGGTGCTTGGCTCACTTCGTCCACGCTTCGGTAAGTCGCGCCGTTGTACCGGAATTCGCCATACTCCTCAAGGCGCTCCAGTGCGATCTTCCAGAACCAGGCGATGTCATCCGCCCTGCGTTGCGCTTGCCGTGCCGTGTCAGCCGCCCGGTTGCGCACGTCCTGCTGGCGCTCAATCTCGCCGGCAACTTCATCGGGCCGAGGAAAAAAGCTCTGCCCCGGTCTGAGCCTGAGTTCCGCCAGGGCCGCTGTGACTTTCGGGAGGGAGTATCTCAGGGCCAGTTGCTGGAAATCCCACAAGTACCCCTCCAGCGAGTCCGTCAGGTCTTGGCTCGGGTAGCGATCTGCCATTTGCAGAATCAGGGCCGTCAGGGTTTGCCCATCCGAAGCGCTCAGCAGCCTTTGCGAGGGCTGCTCGGTTATTTGCAACACGCTGGCTAGTGACACTTGGCTTAGTCGT